TCGAAGTCGTCTGCGATCCCCTTGTAGAACTTGTCAGTGATGTTGCCCTTGAGCTGGGAGATCGCGTTGTCGAGTTGCTCCATGTAGCCGCGCCCAGTGGCACCGCCGACCGCTGCAATCTTCTTGCGCAACTCTTCGTACTGACTGTCCACCGCCTGAAGTTGTGCCTGTAGCGATTCAGTCTGCGAGCGGTCAATCTTGGTGTCGATTGCATTGAGTGCAGCTTCGATCTGGTTCTTCAATGTCTCCAGCTTCTTGGCTGCAGCTTCACCGCCACCTGTGGTCTTGCCAGGCTTCCCTGTGACCGTGGGGATTGCTGTCTGAGTGGCTGCTTCCTTGGCAGCCTTGGTAACGGCGTCCGCTGCAGCGCCACGAGGCTTCTCGTTGTCCTTCGCCATGTCGTAGCGAAGATCACTGATGCGCTGTAGGTCGGCTTCGAGTCGTTTGCGCGAGTTGTCGATGACCTTACCCACGTCTGCGTAGCCCACCGTCATCTGCTTGGCAGCGTCGGTCAGGGTCTTGGCAACCCCATCCAGACCGGCTGCAGATGCCAGCGAAGCAAAGATGCCCAACATCTGACGTGCGGCGAAGCTGATTGTGTTGAGCACCGCAGCAAAGGCGTTCTTGGCTACCAACGGGAACGCTTCAAAAGCGGCCTCGTAGCTGTGTCGCACGATGGACCAGATTTCAGCGAAGCCGGTCACCAAGAAGGTTCCAAACTTGCGCACCTCGGCTGACTTCTCATAGAGGTAGTCACCGAGCGCCCATCCGGCAAAGCCTGTACTGAGAACCGCCAAGGCACCCAAGCCAACCTTGGCCATCGTTGAGAGGGATGCCGTGAACGCGATGACACCGCCAGTCGCAGCACCTGCAGCCGGGGCGATTGCATTCAAACCTGCGGCAAGAGTACCTAGCGTTGTCAGAGTGCCCATGACGCCCTTGAACGCCAAGTAGCCGACCAGCAGGTTCAAAAGTGGTGTCAGATACTCTACGTTCTTGGCAACAACCACGAATGCATTGGCCAACACGATCAGCGCGTTGCCGAACTGCTTGGCTGCGTTCTCACCCTCAGAACTCTTCATGAAGTCGGTGATGACCACCAAGGCACGCTTGTATGCGTCCACCCAGCCGCTGTCGGCCACGGCCAACTGGAAGTCGTACACCGCGTTGTTCACGCGCATCTGCTCAGCGGCCAAAGACTTCTGTGCAGCCGGTAGCTCATTGGCTACGATGTCACGGTACTTGCCTGCGATCTTCACGAGCTGATCGGATGTAATCAGGCCGTTCTTCATCGCCTTTTCGAGATCGGGGAACTGATCTTTCAAGGCAGACGCGGCAATCTCGAACGCACCGAAAAGTCGGTCGCCCAATTGCCCACGCAATTCTTCAGCTTGAATCGTGCCCTTCGAGTAAATCTGTTCGAGGGCTTTGAACACGCCGTCGAGATCGTCTGCACTCAAGTTGGCGACACGACTGACCTCGGAGAACGCCTCGAACACTGCACGGATTTCCTGACGACCACGACCGGCCAAGGTCGCGGCTGCAGAGAACTTCGCGTAGCCCTTGATGGTCCTCTCGAACTCCAAGCCGATCCGGTCGGACTGAGACTTGACGTAGGCGTACTCAGCGTCGATTGCAGCCTTGCTACTGCCCACGGAGATAGAGAGCTGATTCTTGGCACCCTCACGTGACGAGAAGGCGTCCAGCGCCCCCTTGGCCGTGTTGATGACGCCATACAGACCACCGTAGGCCGCAGCCAACGACAACACCTCACCACGTAGGCGTTGCACGAAGGACAGGGTTGTGCGTCCCTCGTCACCGAAGATACCGCCACCCGCCTTGCCCGGTTTGCTGGCCTTCTCTTGTGCCAGGCCGTACTCCTTCACAGCGGCAGTCAGCGACTGTGTGGTGTTGACGGTTGCACGTGCAGAGTTAGTCAGCCGGGTCTGCGCTGCAGCTAGGTCATTGGTCGCAATGCCAGCCTGTCGCAGTGCGTCACGGGATGCACGGGTGACGTTGAGCTGCGCATTGAGGGCTTCGGCGGCACCACGGGCGCGTACCTGAGCGTCACCCAGTGCCTTGGCGAACTGTTGACCGTCAGCGCCACCCTTGCGCACTGCGTCGGCGTACAGCGTGACTTGACCACGTGCAGTCGCAAACTCGGCACGAGCGGCACGCAGGGCTGTCGCCTGACGCTGAAAGTCATCGACAAGACCAGACTGCTTTCCGATGGCCTTCTGCGCGGACTCCAGCGATGCCAAGGTGGTGCGGTACTCAGCGACCGGCCCTTTGATCTTGGACACGGCTGCAGCGAGATCGGTCACCTCTTGCTCAACACCACCCAAGGTCTTGCGCAACTCTTGACCGGGGTTGACGATGGCGTTGACTGCATCGCGCAACGACACCACGTTTGGTCGAAGATTGTTCGAGGCGGTGGCGAGGGTGGTGAATGACCGGGCAGACCGTTCGGCGTCGTCAGCCAGCTTCTTCAGCGACTGGTTGGCCGTGAGTTCTGTCTGCGCCTTGTCCGCAGCATTGAGCGAGTTGGTCCAGAACTGGATGTAGTCGTCAGCCTTCGCCAACTTGGACGCATCGTTTAGCTTCTGCTGAAACGTGTTCTCTGCGACCAACGAGCGCTCGGCTTCACGTGCCTCACGGACATCCTGTGAGTAGCTGGAAATCGCGGACTGTGCCTTGGAGAATACGGCTGCGTACTGCGCGTAGGTAGCACGTAGCTTGTCCTGAGCACCCGCGAGATCGTTGGTAGTGATCCCGGCCTCACGGAGAGTCTCGGTGAGCGCCTGTTGGTCTGTGCGTTGCTTGGCCAACCGGGCAGCGGCCCGCTCAGATGCCGTGGACAGACGGATGAGCTTGTCCTGCTGCGTGTCGGTGACAGCGGCAAGACCTTCCAGCTCTTTCTTGTATTTCTCGTAGGCCGAGGATGCCTTGGTGGCACTCTTCTCGGTCTTCGTGATGCGGTCACTGAGTGCAGTGAACCCGCTGATGAGTGCTTGGTTGTCGCTGAGCTTGCGCTTCTCGACTTCCAGCGCGGCCATTGACCCCTTCAACTCGTCCAGTGAGGACTCGCCGCGCTTGGCAGCGGCAGTCTGTTTGTCGAGGGCGGTGCTGATGGAGTCAATCGACTTACCAACACTCTCTAAGTCCTTTTTGCCCTGGATGTTCGCTCGAACAAGGAGGTCAATCTGTTTTTGGTCAGTCACTTTCGGCCACCTTGTCTAAGAGCTTCTGAAGTTCTTTTCCTGCCTTCTTGGAGAAAAGAGTCGATAGCACTAATTGTGTCACAGCCGCATCACGCGACCGGCGCAAGTGGTGGCGCTGACGCACGATGAGAGCCTCGTTCCACACCATCGCTACCGTGTAGCGCCGTGCTTCGCTGTGCCCTTCGGCCAACAGCAGGCTCACATCGCGGCGAAGACCTTGGTAAAAGCGGATTACTCCACTTTCGCCAGTACCTTCGAGAGCATCGGCTTGTTGCGCTGCAGGAGCGCCGCGACTAGCTCCCACGATTTTTTTATGCCACCTGTTTCCTTGAAGGTCAGGTCACCGATTGCCAGGATGATCTCTACCTGCTTAGGGAAGGGAATCTTGGCAGCGTTGGCGGCAGCATCCGGTTCGCGGGATGCAATGGCAATCAGGTTGGCAGCAAAGCCGGGAGCCTGACTGACGAGTGATTGGACTACGGGCACCAGATCGGTGGACGCAGACACGTTGGCTTTTTGGAAGATGTCGAAGAGTCCTTCAAGGTCGGGCAGATGCTCACGCACCAGAACCGACACGTCCTCCAGAGACAACCCCTCCACTTGGAAGGAGCCGCCTTGGAGGACGACTTGATGGCTCTCGGGTTTGTAGTTCGAGAGTCCCATGGGTCAACCTTTATGCGGGCTGACCGTCGATGTACAGAGCGTCCACGTTGGAAGCCTTCTTCAGGATTTCCATTGTGAAGCCCATGGTCTGCCACTCGTCACCCTTCAGGTTGTAGTCACCGTCCGGTGCCAACTTCACGTAGGGCAAGAAGAAGTCGCGGTTCGCGCCAGTGGGGTTGTCTGCCACGAAGCGAATCGACGCATAGATCGAAGACGACTTGGACACCACTTGCTCACGGGTGTTGGCCAGGTAGTCACAGGTCACACGGATCGCGGCGTTCTCAGGGATGCCAGGTGCGCCGTTCAAGATCAGAATGCGACCGCGAGCTTCGTCAACTTCGTAGTTGCCGGTGGCAGTGACCAGCGTGGAGAAACCACCGCCTGTGTGCACGAGTACGTTGGCGATACCACGCACACCGGCAGGGCGAACTTCGCTCACACCGATCTGGTAGAAGCGACCGCGTTTGACACCTGCTGTGAAGGTTTCCTGCACACCGATGGCCGAGAGCTGGGTCACAGTGCTGTTCTCGCCCAAGAAGTACAGGGCGATGTTTTCAGCGCTGATGTTGTCGCAAGTGAATGCGCCCGAGCGGTTCAACGTGAGCTGCACAGCACCGTCTTTGACGCGCACGCCAGAGTCGGAGTCAAAGTGCTCCAAGTCCTCAGACTCAGAAGTCATGGTGAACTCGGGCGTGTTACCCAAGTAGCGTTCGCCGTCGCCTTTGGTCAAAGCGGAAACAACGGCGTTGGCGGCGAAGCGGTCAATGAACACCCGGCCACGGCCCAGGGTGTAATTCTTGCCGCCGAGATCGGACGAGATTGGCATGTTTAGCTCCTAAAGTTAAGTACCAGAGGTGGTGGATTCCACATTTGCGATTGTATCTGCATACACCCAGTGATAGTCATATGCAGTGCGTGAAGATTCCTTTGCGGCGTAGCCGACGTTTCCACCTGCCCAACGGGGCAAACTCACACCCGGACAAACCGCATTTGCCGCATCTCTGCAGGTTGGATAAATGATTCCAGTTTCAACACATTTAACTGCGCGGGCGAATGGGTTCAAAGCGCCGCGACGAGCATCTGACAGCCTCTTTCGATCCTGCTCACTCCTGACAATCTTGCGACCTTTAGTTATTGCCGATATCTTTGCCTTTGTCTCAGACGAATGTTTTCTACCAGTTGCTAGTAATCGCAAATGCTCACGTAGCTCTAGACTGCGAGGCACACCTAGTTTGCAATCTGCCATTTTCTTTCGCGTCTCTTCGCTGCGCACTTTGCCTTGATTCAACAGTGACATTTTCTTTGAGAACTCAGGATTATTTGAACGCTGTGCACGCAAAGTCTGCGCAATCTTGTCCCGTATATCTTTGGGTGGACTGTAGCCACTGACACCTTCGCCACCATCAGTACGGTTAGTCAAGCTAAAGCCCATATCACGAAAACACCAGATTAGAAACTTCTCGTGTTCAAAGGCTTCGACCTCTGTTCTCCAAGGTGCAACAACCTCTACCTTTAATCCGTGCTTAGCCACCACATTCATCCAATATGCGTTGCGACTCTTGTGTGACGAAACCCGCTTTTTACGCCCCTTACCCACGTAGAAAGGTTTGTTGTCCGACAACCGCCGATGGATGTAGGTGTAAAACATTACCCAACATCCTTTTTAAGGCCGAGTCTTACGGGCAAATAGAAGAAGCTGCGCGAAGACACCCCTTCTGTCGGTGGTCGGACCACACCTGGACCAAACGAGAAACTGGTAATCGTTCGGCCCAGCATGTACATGTCGGGGTACTGAGGTGCCCCAGATAGAGAATTCGTAGCGATGATCTTCTGCATTTGCATCTCGACCACTTGCATCATTTGGTACAGCGGATCAGTGGGGTTGTCCACGTCATCGGGACACCAACCTTGGACCAAGATTTGCCACTGCTCAGCGCGACCCTCGCCATTGGCACCCACGGTCTGCCCGACATCGGGGCGTGGAGCCTCAAGGATAGACACCATGGTCTTTGGGTCGTCGTCGCCGTAGACGGTGCGCCCACGGAACACAGAGTTACTCAGATCAAAGCCAGCGTAGTCGTCCACACCCTCAACGTGGACGATGAGCTTCAGGTGGGCTGTGAGCGCCTTGAGCGCCTTGAGGCGGTATGAATCATCCATTGGACTTCTCTCGCTCTGATTTCAGTTCACCCTCACGTACCCGGCACAGGTAGTCAACGCAATGTCTGCAGATTGTTATTTTGCCGATACCAATTGAACCCTTGACTACACCACCCACTCGAAACGGTGCCTTGCGCTCTTTTGAATAGACCTCAAAATCCTTCTCGCAAGCGGCACAAACAATAGGGCGTCCCAATGCAATAAGATCGTCTTTTGTCATCGCCAGTGCACTGCTATTTTCCATTTGTAATCCTGTCAAACTGGCGAAAGAACTGCTTGGTGACCATGTTCGAGAGGTCACCTGCCCGGTCTTCCGCGACACCACGAAACACCTGATCTACGGACGGACCATAAAGCAGGTAGACATTGTTGGCGAGCTTCACGGCACCTTGGGTGAACTTTGGACTCTCTCCGTCCTTCAGGCGGATTGCCAGGCCCGTGTTGCCATTACGCAGGGTCACCAAGAAGGCTTTCTTTAATGTCTGCGTGCGACCCCCGCGTACTGTTATGCGAACACCTCGACCTTGTGTGTTATCACGATTCTGACCACGAGCAAAGCGTGCGAGGGAGGTGGCGCGGTCGCGCCCGCGAATGACGGCTTCTAAGCTACCCTTCCCAGCACGACGGACAACCTTGAGCCCGTGCTTTTCGTTCTCCAAGTAGCCGGGTGGGAAGTCAACCTGCTCTCGCATGTCGCGCTTGAGAAGGGCTAAGCCGTCACGGTCAGCCACCTGGTTGATGGCAGTGCCCATGGCCTGCTCAGCGATGTCAGGTAGCGACTTGAAGAATGAAGCCGTGCTCTCGAAAGCATCGGCAAAGATGGAGACGGTCATGCACGCACCACCTGCCACACGGCATCCACAGAGTTGGTGTTGGGTTCACGCAGGTTCAAGATGAACTCGACACCCGGCATGTCCGTGAACGTGATCCGACCGTTACGCTTGAATTCCACGGCAGGGGTGTCGCCGGGAACCAAGACGATTCTTTCAATGCTCTCCACGATGTCTGCATAGCCCGCTTCCACGATGTCGCCAACGCGATCCATCTTCTTGTGGTTGTAGCGAGCCGTGACAGGCGTGGGAACACTCAAAGAAGCGTCCTTGTAAAACGCCTCTACGCCGAAGGTGGAATGCACCGTTCGGCGTAGATTTGCTTTCGCTGATGCGAAGTCGAAGGGCATTACTTCTTCGCAGTGACTTCGGCAGCTTCGACAACGGGCTTGGTGATCGCGCTGGGGGTCAGCTTCTCGATCTCCTTGATTTCGCTGTCAGTGAAGTCGAAGGGCTTGCCAATCACAGGCTCGACTTGTTTGCCGTCGCGCACGACGAGGATGGGGGAATTGACGATACGTTCGGCCATAAGTCGCTCCTAAAGAGTTGGCAGGTTGAAAGGAAAGGGTTACAGGTCTGCACCGGCTGAAGATGGGCCGGTTGCTGCCTTCTGAGCGTCTTTGGCGGCTTTGGCAGCGGCCTTCTTCTCTTCGGCGGTCATTTCTTTCTTGTCCTCCACATCGGTCACATCGGCGTCAGCCAGATCGACGGTTGCGGTGGTGGACAGCGCACCAGGGCTCACGGCCAAGATGTCGCTGATTTCTTCCGTGCTCAGCTCGTGAGTCTTACCGGCTTCCAGTGTCACGCGATCTTTGCCGCGAATCAGGGTCACAGATTGGGTCAGTGTACGTTTAGGCATTTTGAAAATCTCCAAGGGGACAGGGTTTAGGGAAGAAAGGGTGTCCGGTTAGTGGACACCCTTTCTCAGGTCTTCAGAGTTAGTCGGAGACGACAATCTTGAAGGATGCGTTGGGGTTCTTTGGAACCATCAGTGGGGAAGACTGAGACATGATGTACTCAACGCTCGGGTCTTCGTTTTCCCACATCTTCGTGAACACTTCCAAAGCCTTCAGGCCAGCGCGGAAGTCCTTGATAGCGCCGAAGCAGCGAACGCCACCCACGGAGCTAGGAACACCCACCACGGTCTTCTGGTCCAGGAAGAACTGCTCGACGCCGTTGCTGTCCACGAACTTGCTGGTGTCAACCCATGCTTCGATACGACCACCGCCGTTGGAGCCTTGGATCACGCCCATGTACTCTTGGCCTTCGTAGCGGTCAGCCATCAGAGTCACATCGGTACCCATGCCGCCGTAGTTGCGGTCCATCATGGCCTTCAGGTCCACACGTGCAGCGAGGTAGTCCCAAGCAGTCTGACCGAACACGCACTTGGTGATACGAGCGCCCGAGCGGTTGTTTGCGTTCACCTTGGCGGCTTGGATGTCAGCCAAAGGCAGAGCGCCAACTTGACTCCAGCGTGCAGCACCGGCCAGCACGTAGCTGAGCGAGGCGTGGCGACGGAAATCAACGGTCACGGATGGGTAGTCTTCACCAGCGATGGTCACGCTACCGTCGATCAGCGCACGAGCGGCAAGCCACTCATTACGGTTGGTCAACATGGTGCGCTGCTGCTTCAGCACTTCGGCAATCACGGCATCACGGCGCTGAGACAGCGACAACGAGCCAGTGCCCAACGCTTCACCAGCGCGACGTGGGATGACCATGTTGGGGTCAATCACGTGCTTGGGTTTCACGTAGGCGGGCTTGAAGCTCACCGAGTCGTAGCCGCTCAGGCTGTGAACGCGACCCTGGACGTTGGGGGCAACGAAGGGTGCGAGCTTGCGGTA